GACCCCCGCCTTGAGCTAAATGGGGCGGGGTACGCCGTAGGAGATAGGAGGTGGGGGGGGGTGTATGGGGTAACTGAATTATGAAGTTTAAGGGGTCAAAGATCATTCAGGTTGCGTGCAAATATCGGGGTAAGGTCATTGGTTCGTTCGGGTGCTGCGTGTCTTATATCGCTTCTAATAGGGTCAGATCATGTCAATAAAAAAAGGGCGCAACTTGCACCCTTTTTCACTTATGGAAACAACAACAATTTTATCCGACGTTGAGGTCAATTTTTTTGCCGTTTATGGAGATGGTATTAAGGTTCGTGATGGCAAAGGTACGGATTTTTGATGTACGGGTGTTCAGGTAGCCTTTTACGACTTCTTTTGCGACGGTCAGGGGTGCTTTTGCAACGGGTTTCGTTTCGCCTGTTATGGTTACGGACTTTCCGCCTTTGATCAGTTCGCCTGCGATAAGCAGATTGCTTGTATTGGTATTGTACGAAAGGACTTTGTTTAAGTGGATAACGTTTTCGTTCGGGCGTTCCTTGACGGTTTTCATTTCCTCGATGGCTTGCGGTACTGCAATTTTAACGGCGTTGCAGTAGTTTTCGTCGGTCATACCTTTGCGATTGATGTGCTGATAGCCTTTGATGGTTGCAGGGGTGCAGAGTGCCTGTATTTCGACAATTTCGGCAGTTCCGAGGTCAGTTATTTTTTTGTTTGCTGATTCCTTTGCGTTTTCGTATTTTGTTCCGACGTTCATAACGTAATCGGCAAGTTCTGTATTGTCTGACTTGTCCGATGTATAGTTATGCAGAACGACGAGCATAGGGGCGATAATGTTTTCGGTGATCGCAATTAAGCGGAATAAGCCGATGGCTGAGATTTTTCCGCCTGCATTTCTTAATTCTGCGAGGACTTTGTAAGAATTTTCGTGTGTTGTTTTCATGTTGTTGTTGTTTTATTTGTGAATAATGAAGCAAAGGTACGAAGTATTTTCCGACTTTCCAAAGGTTATTTTAATTTATTTTTGTCAGGGTTACAACTTGGGTTACAATTTTTCGCCTTATATATAAGTAATCAAAAGACATAAGGGCAACCAGTTTATTTGATTTAAGGCTCTATAATGAACGAACGGGGCAAAGTGGCACCGTTGCATGGGCAAAGTATTTAAGTCTGTCAGCGGGCGGGAAAGAACATAAAAAAAGCCCGCTGGCGGGCGGGCTTATGGCTGGTGTGCTGGACGGTTATGCAACCATTTTTGAAAAGGCGGCAAAAAGGGCACGTTCCTTGTTGGCGACAGTTCCGAACAGTTTAGCTTCTTCCCGTTCTGCGTCGGTGTTTTTTATCATGTGGCTGGTGTACCTTGTCACCCCGTTAAATAGACCCCAAAGTGTATTTCCTTTCTGGGTCAGTTCGGTTTGCAGGGCGGACTGGAAGCGGATAACGTCGTTCATTTTACGGGTGCTGATTTCCTTTGGAGTGTTCAGGATGTCAGAGGCGGACACATCGAACATGGTTTTGAGTGCAAGGTCAACATTTGCTGGTGTGAGGGGTGCCGTGGTCAGTTTGCGGATGAGTTTGAAGTGATCCTGTTCTTCCTTGCGGAATTCGTCAAAGGCGTTAATTACGTCGTCAACTTTCAGTTGCATATTTTTGGTGTGGCGAATTTTGCTTTGTACCTGTTTGTAAGCGGCGTTAAATGTATTCATGCAAGAAATAACGGTGTTTGATAAGCCCATTCCGAGGGCTTTCGATCCGTCAAATGAATTAATAACGGTGAACCTGCCATTTACGGTGTCGTTATCAAGATGAAGGACGGAAGAATTAAACTGCATATAAACCAAGGCGCCACCTTTGAATGAACCTGCTTTGTCGACAGTCAGTCCTGATTTTTCCGAAGCCGAAAGAAAAAGATCGCCCAGTTTATAATTGTCATAAACTTCATATGATTCCTTTTGGATTGAAAGAATATGGTTATTGTCGTCACGGACAATTGCCCTGTCCTCTGTGGCTTCAATAACGGTGCCGTTTTCGTTGGTGTAAAAGGTTGGTTTTTCGTTTGGCTGTGGTTCATTGACAAGTGCCAGCCTGACTTTTTTAACTCCCCAAGCAAGTCCATATTGCATTAACATTGCGAGGACGTCAAGGTTTTTTCCGATGTTGGTTCCTAATATCATGTGGTTTATTTTTTATGTTAGTGCTGCATTGCATTAACGAGAACAAAGGTACGAAGTATTTTTCGATTCACCAAATTAAAATAGATTTATTTTTAAATTTGTTTGGCGCCCTATTATATAGTACATAGACATAGCAATAAAAAATCCGCCTTGCGTTCCCAAAGGTTGGTACTAACAAGGCGGGCGAAAAACACGGCAACAATATTATTTCAGTCGTTTGTTCAGTTCAGCTTTTACGATTTTTGCCGTTGCACCCTGCCATGTTTGGGCGTTTCCAAGGAAGTATGCCACGATGGATTTTCCGCTGTCCATTCCGTAGTTCTGGCTGATGTTATCCAGACAGCTCATTGCGTCGAGGTAAGGAATAGCACCGTAATATTTGCCATGTTTGGCACGCCAGTTTTCGCGGTCTGTTTCAAAGATGATGTTGGCAATTTCCCTGAGCGACATTTTTTTAATGTTGTCAGCGTTTACGTTTGGGTTGTCGGTTGTCGTTTTCATTGGTTTAAGGTTTAAGTGAGATGCAAAGGTACGAACTATTTCGCAACTTTCCAAAGGTTATTTTATGCTGGAGCGCAAAAACATATCCTTTTCCAGCGGGGCGTATTGGTTATATCCACCTGTCCAATCTTTGTAGTGCTGGGCGGTACGATATAACAGAGGAAACTCGATGTTGCCCATGCGGAAGAAACAACGGACGTCGCCAATGCTGAAGTAATAGGCTTGTGAGTTCACCGTAAAGAACCCGCTGATGTAGTAGTGTCCGTAACTGAATACGATGTTAAGGGCGTTGATTTTTTTGAGTTCAGCGGTCAGGGCGCTTTTAAATTTGCGTTTGAAGTCAACGAAGGCTGGGTCGTGTTTTGAGTTTGTTCCCGAGGTGTTCCAGCTTGCGATAAGGTCGGTGATTATTTTCATTGTTGCTGCCATTGTCGTGTTGTTTTAAATGTTCGATGCAAAGGTACGAACTATTTTATAACTTTGCAAGGATTATTTTAGAAATAAAATCCGCTGGAAATCGAATCCAGATATGTCATTCGCCTTGTGGGCGAAGCAACCCCAGACTTGCGTCTGGGTGCGGTTTCCTTTTGCCACAGCTTATTTTTAGCGAATATAGTCAGGCATTTTTTCAATTTCGTCGTCGATTACGGTGATCAGGTCTTCGACGTACACGTCGGTAAAGGTCTTTTTAACATCGCCTTTAAGGTTGGTCAGCCAGATGTCGAACAGGTCAGCGCCGTTCACAGCGATATAGACATAGCCTTTATGTCGGTGTGCGCTTACCCTGAAGCGGAGTAAAGCCTTGTTCATTTTTGTCCATCCACAAGCAGCCCATGTGATGACTTTCAGGGTGCGGGATATTGCGGAAACAAGTTCCTGCATTGAATAGAACTCCCTGTAATTTTTCGGGATAAATTCGCTGATGTTTTTCATTGTGTCGTTGTTTTTAAGTTCAATGCAAAGGTACGAACTATTTTATAACTTTCCAAATTTATTTTGGAAGGTCAATCCGTCCGCAAGAAAAGATTATTTTACTGCCCGTTTTATTTCCTTTGGAATCCAGCCAGTTGCCATCATCATCGGTGAAGCTCCATAGATAGAGATAGGTTTGCATAATACATAGCTGGGCATGAATACTAAGCTGGTCATATTTGATTTTTTTTCCGAGGTGCTTATAGGAAGGGTAATCAATTTGCGTACGGCTTCCACCATGATCTGCAACTCCTAATGGATGAAATGGGTTGCCACTCATTCCAAGGTACCAATGTTCGCCGTCCGTGTGTTTTTTATAACTGCCTGTGAATACGCAAGTATAGCGGTCGGCTGTTTCACCACCGTTATCATAGCAACGTATTTTCCTTGGTTTACCATCGGGTAGGAAACTGGTTATTCGGTTCAGTTGCTTCTTATCCATTTTACTCGTAAGTGTTTTCATTGGATTACGATTTAATGAGTCCAAAAGCGTGTGTGATGTCCTCGGAAATTGCCTGTATCATTCGCCAATCACCAGCGACGGAGCCGAATGTTGCCAACCCTGAGCCGTTGCTCATCCAGAGCTCATCGCTGCGTTCAAAGGTGGTTTCTTCACCGTCCACGTGGGTCTTAACATTGTTTTTGTTGACGACGGTAATGTGTTCCATTCCGTTCTCGTTGAGGGTTTGCTGCATCATTTTCTTGGTTGCCATTGTGTTTTTGATTTAGAGTACAAAGGTACGAAGTATTTTATAACTTTCCAAACATTATTTAAAATAAAAAACCCCGCCTTTCGACGGGGTCTTTTATCCGATTTGCCTTGGCAGGGCAAACTGCCATCGGATAACTGGAGCCGATCCATCCTATCATGTGTCAAGGACTATATAACGGTCAGTTTTTGATCTTAAATATCTTTACATGATCGTGCTGTGTACGAGCCAGCCAGCGCCAAGGGTAATCCAAGGGGAAATTATTGCTCCAATCCACGCTTCCGTATCTGGCTTGCCAGAGGGAGCCCTACTATGAAACAGTCCGATAAAGAATATCAGCCCCACGCACAGCATATAGTTTAATACTGGCAGGGAAGGAAATGCGGGCAGGATGAACCAACCCCAAAATTTGAAGCATACCAGCCCCCAGCAAAAAGCTCCGTAAAACACGGCGAACGCAAATAAGGCGATTACGCCAAAAAATTTAATAAGATATTTCATGTGAATAAAGTTTTAGGTTACAAAGGTATGAACTATTTTCCAATTTTCCAAATTTACTTACAACTCAAACCATTCTGCCATCAAGGTGTCGTCCTCGTAGCTGGTATGTGAGGTGTTTAATTCTTCGGCTGGGGTGCAGTCCAGATCGTCTGCCAAGGTGCGTAATGCGCTTACAACGTCTTTGCGGGTTCCTGCGCCAGCTATTTTGATATGATATGTTTCGAATGCCATTGGTTTATTTTTTAGGTGTGAATGAAAGTTTGCCGTAAATTGCAGGTTGCTGCTGAAGGCAGATTTGTTTCTGACCTTAACGAATTTTTCGATTTGTTTGACCGTGATTTCCATTGTTGTTTCTTTAAGTGAAATGCAAAGGTACGAAGTATTTTGCACTTTTCCTAATTTATTTTACAACCAGCCTTCCTTGCCCTTAACCAGCACGTTGCCATACCTATGCCAGTATTCAAACCACTCACCAAAACTTCCACGCCGTGAGCGTGATACGCATACCTCGTCGACGTTATGTTTCTTCATGATTGCTACAAGGTTTCTTTTGAGTTCCCTGTACGTAGGAAAGGAATAATCGTCGGACTTCTTTTTATCCCAGTACGGAACGTTCTGTCTCGGGATGCTGAATTGCGGTTTAAAATTGCTCATGTCAGTCAGGTGTTTGTGCGGTTATGCCGTATTTTGTTGAATAGAAGTACATTTTTGATCCCGTCGGGCAGTCATGATGATAGATAACCACTTTCAGCTTCCAGCTGTCCTCGGTTGTCGGTTTGAATACCTCGACGGTGATATCGTCGGTATGAGGCTGAATTTTACTCAGTACCTCCTGTGCCTTGTTGGTTGTTAAAAACAGGTGTCCTGATTTTCCCTGCCAGTTCAAGTTAAATCCCTCGACGTAAAAGGTTTTCAAGCGGGTGCGGTTCAGTGCAGCCTGAAAGGATTCAAAGAAGTTTTCAACGTCAAACTCGTCAGCATCGCCATTGAGTTCACATACCATATTTTTATCCTGTGTCATTGTGTTGTGGTTTAGAATGCAAAGGTACGAAGTATTTTATAACTTTCCAAATTTAGTTTACAAAAAGAACGGGGTACCTTTCGGCGCCCCGTTCCTGACATTGGCAACGACAAGAATTATTTTGGTTTGACGGCGAAAGATATAGCCGCCTCGGGTGAGGTGAACAGGGATTCGTTGTAAGCATCCCCGTATGGAGTGTACGTTCCGTTTTGCAGGACTGTGATTTCCGTATTGGCATCCGCCACGGCAAACAGCATATAGATTGTTGAGGTGCTGTTCACCGTAAAGGTTTTGGTTGCTGTGCCGACGGGAAATGAAGCGGAGGCAATCAGGGTATTTCCGTATTGCATTTTGCCGTTATCCAGTCCGTATGATACGTTCAGTACGGCTGTGGCATTGGTTTGGTTATCCACCGTCAGGTTCACGGTGTACGGGATAGCAATCGGCTTAGCCTCGTTAGTCTTTTCACACGAGGCAAACATCATCGCAAAAGCGATAAGTGCCATAAACAGGGTTACTCTTTTCATCGGTGTTGATTTTAATGTTAAACATAAAGTTGAACTACAAAGGTACGAACTATTTTTCGATTTTCCTAATTTATTTTTACTTCAGTTTACATTTTAGCGTGGTGTCTGATTAACAATTTTTCATACAAATACAATAAATTAGCATCGTCTAATTTTTCCCACTCTACATTGTAGGCGTAAACGTGCCCACCAACTGTGGATATCGGCGTTTGCCAACGCATTAGATTTTTGGAAAATTCACCACCGTAATCTTTACGCAATTTATTGATTCGGAGTAATATCATTTTACGCAGATTCATTGTTGCCATTGTGTTTTGATTTAGAGTACAAAGGTACGAACTATTTTATGATTTTCCTAATTTTATTTCAGGTGGTTGTTAACGAATTTCAGGTTGGATATGGTCTGGGAGCAATAACCATACTGGTCGCTATGAATGACCGCTTTGCCTGATTTTACGTCGAGGCTTTCCAGCGTCATCTCTTTGTTCACTTGCAGGTCAATGACCATAATGACGGGAACGTGCGGGGAGGACGTGCCAATATATTCGTTCATAATACATTCCAATTCCGTGATGGACTTCTTTCCCATTCCACGTGTGCAACACCTTAAACTTTGGTACCCATACTTCCGAATGTAGTGAACCAGCTCGCCCAATGTTTTGATCTTGGATTCTTTTGTATGTAATCCAGCTACAGCGTTGAGTAGTCGTATGCTTGCGCCAGCGGCTTTCAGATAATCATAAGCATCACTCATATTGTTTTATTTTTAGTAGGAATATCCGAAGGCGTTCAACGTTACTTTTGTTTCAATCCATTTGATGATTTCTCCAGCATAGTAGCTGGTGGTTAGGTCTTCCAGAAAATCCCTCACGGTCTGGTAGGCTGCTGCCTGACCAACGTTAACGGTTTCCCTTGTCCATTCTTTTGCGTTGTTCTGGTTGGAGCTTCTGCGGTCGCCAGCGGAGTGATCCCACCGCTTGCCAATGACTGCGACGTCTTTACCTTTTATTTCGACGGTGATGATTCCACCTTTGCAGCACTCACCAATTTTCCATGTTTTTGTTGCCATTGTTTTGCGATTTAGATTACAAAGGTACGAACTATTTTGTGACTTTCCAAATTTATTCCAAATCTTCATCTTCCACGAATACGGGTGTATGAACGCCCACGTAGCCACCTGCGATATTAAAGTCAAAATGTTCCCTTGCTGTTTCGTAATCCATCCCATCACGTTCCATCAGAACCTTGATGATCTTGGTCACTGAGTAAACAACCCGTTTCTTGGTACCATCATCCTCATCGCCTTTGGTATGGTTCCATCGGTTGTCATCCACTCCAAGAATAGCGTCGTCGAACCCGTCAGCGAACAGCATTTTGCTCTCAGGATATTGGTCACTGATGATTTCTTCTTTTTTCATTGCCGTTTTATTTGACGCAAAGATACGAACTATTTTCCAATTAAACAAGAAAAAAGTGGGGTTGCTCCCACTTCTTTCAAATGGATTAGGCTGACATTGCGCGCAGGGGCATTCCGTTGCTTATGTCCACCCATGCAATGGGGCAGTCGTCATAATCTTCGGAAAATGTCTGCCGTGCAATTTCTTCGGCTTCTTTTTTGTCTGTGGCTTCAATGGTGTAGCCATACTTTTGATGAGGGTCTTCGCTGTCCCGTATGTCGGGATCAATGCTCATGATGGTAACATAGAATTTCTGCTTTGGTTTGGGTTCTTCAACCCTTGCCTTCGGCTGGTCTTTGATGTCGCCAGCGGTGGCATAGCGTACGGACAATTTGCCCGTAAAAATAAAGGCGGTTCCACAACGGTCGCAATATCCGCTTCCTGTGTCTTTGGTTGAGTCTTCTTTCAGCAGTTTGCCTTTGAAGCACTCGGGGCATAAAACTTCTGTTCGGTGCATGGTGGTGTTTGTGTTTAAATGTTCAATGCAAAGGTACGAACTATTTTACGACTTTCCAAACGATCTTTAAAATAAGCTAAAATCATCCAAGTCGAAGGGAAGCGGATTCCAGCTGACAATAGACCATGTCAGGTTGATATCTTTTCGTTCCTGTTTCTTCTTCTTGCGGGGCATGTCCTTGGATTTCTCCCAGCGTTCCAGCAGTTCCTGTTTCCTCAGTTCCCTGCCAACCTTCATTTCGGTAGCAAACATTTGCCCGTATGCCAGTAATCCGCCTAATGCGCTCATAGGTTTATGATTTAATAGTTTATGTATATACCATCGGGGGCGATATGCACCTTCCCGTTCATTGTACGGGATATGGTGATAAGTATGGAGCCGACTGGTTTATGCAGCTTTGAAACATGAATCAATTTAGCCAGTAATTCGGGTGGAATTGATGATGCGTTTCTTTTAATAACCCTTCCCACGCTGGTCGTGGATATACCAACTTCTTTTATAATGCTGGACTTATGCATGCCGAGTTTCAGCATTTCTACCACTCGTTGTTCCATTGCGGGTGTGATGGTTGTTCTTTTCCTTTTCATATAACTATACGTTTAAAATTAAGATGCAAATATAAGAACTATTTTACGACTTTCCAAATAAATTATATAATTCACCAGCGCATTGGTGAGCCAATATAACCAAGGAAAAAATGGCGAGCGCAACGAGTATAATCATGCTCACTCCCCATATCCTTTCCCATTTGGTATACTTACCCTTCATTAGCGCTGGTTTAAGATGTTAAGTACTGCTTGTCTTTGACAAATTTAAGGTGGTGAGCCTGCTCAAGCACCAGCGTCTAAGGAATAACTTTCAAGGAAAAAAGTAACTGAGTTAACTCGTGCCTCTCTTTCTTCAAAACTTTCTGTTTTTCCACCAGCGCATTGATTTCACGCTTGTTTTTAAGCACGGCGTACTGGGCTTCCCTCAGTTCCCTGTCGAGGTGGTCGATTACCAGCTGGTGTGCTGCTGCTTTGGTTTTGGCTTTTGTGGTCATTGTTAAAAGTTTAAGGATAAAGGCACTTTGAAACGTTCTTTGTCAGTTGCGGCGTATTGGTAGCCTACATAATATGGCAGCTCAACCTCATTCACCACCCATTCATATAAGACGTCGAATAATTCCTTTGCCTTCATCGGCTGCCGTTCCTCACGTACGGCGTATTTGAATCCAGTATGGCGTTCGTTGTCCGTATGCCCAAAGCTCTGCCAGTCATAATAGATCACTTTGGTATTCCTGTAAGGTGGTGACGTTGCCTTGTAGGTATGGAATGAGCAGCGTTCCCTGAATGCTTTTTTGGTTATCTTTTTCATATTGCAAAGGTACGAACTATTTTGCGACTTTGCAAATTTAGTTTCCATTTCCGTTTCGGTCATTGATATCCAACGCCCCAAATTTGCCTTCCAGATTTAACGCCTTTACCTCGGCTCTTTTCAAATACTTTACGGTGCGTTCGCCCACTTGTTCATCCCATTTGATTTGTGGTTTCTGTACAAGAATATCCATATCCATATATGGCACGCCTACCACAACAGTTTCATATCTGGTATAGGTTTTACCGTCAACTTCCAAGTCGTGTGATACCACCCGTTCAATATGAACCTGTGTTACCTGTGATCTTCTGAGTACTTTCATTGGTGTTTGTTTTAAAGTGAAATGCAAAGGTACGAACTATTTTGCGACTTTGCAAATTTAGTTTCACTCCAATATTTTAGGTGGTTTAAGCGAGTATAAAAGTTGATTTAGCTCGTGGCGTTCCTTTTTCAGAACCTTCTGCTTTTCCACAAGGTCGTTTATGGCGCGCTTATTCATAAATACGGCGTGCTGAACATTACGAAGTTCCGTGTCAATGTGCGCGATTACTTTTGCCTGTGCTTCTTTTTTTGCTTTTGCGTTCATTTGTTGCTTGGTTTAGTTCAAAATTTTCAAATTCTTTCCACGCTTTGGATTGCGATATATCAATATGATTATCAAATAGCCATTCAATAAAATCTGCCGTTCTTTCTTTTTCAATCACTAAAAATTGTTCTTTGGTTAATGACCTAATCAAACAACCGTGATGAACTGAGTTTGGGGAATATATTCTATCTTTTTCCATAGTGATTTAAAAGTTTAATGATAAAGGTACTTTGAATCTGTCTTTGTCAGTCGGGGCGTATTTGTAGCCCACGTAGTAAGGCGGTTGCACTTCATTCACCACCCAGTCATATAGGATGTTAAACAATTCAATTGCTTTCAATTTTTCCCTACCCTCACGTACTGCGTACTTGAATCCAGTCCGACGTTCCATGTCCGTGTGTTCAAAGGTCTGCCAGTCATAATAAATTACCTTGGTTTTGGAACCTGAACCAGTGTACGTGTGGAAGTCACACCGTTCCCTGAATGCTTTTTTTGTTATCTTTTTCATAGTACAAAGGTACGAACTATTTTGTGACTTTCCTAATTTATTTCACTTTTTGTAATTGAATATTGTAAAACTTATGAAATAAACTAATATGTCTTGGGTTGTTTTTATTGAATTTTATTCTGCGAATATTACCCTCTATATATGTACCTAACTGAATATACGCTGGGTAAATAATATTTGTTGTTGTTGTCATATCTTAGTCCTCCGTTTCATTTCCCTCGTCGTCCATCCCGAAAAATTCAGGATCGGAACCTTGGGCTTTGGTTGCTGCCACGGCGTTCATTCCCACCAGTGGAATGTTCTGTTCCGTAACACTAAATTTGCCTGACCAGTCGCCGTCGTCAATTTCTGAAATAACCCGTGCGAGGGTTTGTTCTTCCATATTAATCGGCTTTTCGTGCAGCACCTCAATGGTGATGATGCTCTTGTAAATTGTTTTCTGATTTGTCGGCTCGTGGCTGTCAATGACTTCGCCGTGCAGTTCGTCGCACTTGCCGTCGCCGAGGTCAATCACCAAGGCTTTATAGAGCTGGGTGTCGTCGTTCTCTGCGGCATGCTGGGCAAATATTTCCCTTGCTTTGGGTTCATCCAGCCAGTCTTTTACTTCCCTTCCGCTTTCATCCAGCCACGTGACGGCGTAGATGATTTTAGCTGTGGGGTTCTTTTCCATTAATTCCTTGAACATGTCCATTGTAATTGTTTTAAAGTTTCAACAAAGGTACGAACTATTTTGCGATTTACAAAATGTTTAATGAAATAAAACTGGGTATTTTTATTAATAGGGTATACTTTTTCAAAATATCATTATATTTATAATAAACAACCATATGATACCGCGTTATACTGCCGAAGAATATACCACAGCTAAAGCAAATGCTTTTTTGTTATGTGAGTGCGAAATATGTCACCACGCGTTTCAAAAGAAAAAAGTTATAGTTACTGCTATTTTATCAGGTAATAAGCACTATCAAAACCAAGGCAAATATTGTTCTAAATCGTGCGCCAGTAAAAGCAAAGATCACACAATAAAATCGCAATGTGATTATTGCGGTAAAGATATTGCCCAGATTCCCAGCCAGTTTAATAGGTCAATAAATCATTTTTGCTCTAAAGATTGCTCTGATAAATTTCAAATAAGTAGTATAACTGTTAACTGCGCATATTGCGGAAAAGAAATAACGAAAGACCCTTCCAGAAAACGACTTGTAAAGAAAAACTTATTTTGTTCAATGAAATGTGTACACGCACATAATATTACCAGAAAATTAATCAACTGTGCTGAATGTGGTAAACCAGTATATAAAACTGTAAGTAAAATTCTTCACCATCCTCAACTTTTTTGCTCACGTACTTGTTCTGGTAAATATAACACGGCACATAAAACATACGGCTACCGCCGATCTAAAATAGAAGTATGGCTGGAAGACCAATTGGGAATACTCTACCCTGATCTTGAAATTATATATAATAGTTCGGTGACTATAGGGTTAGAATTGGATATATACATTCCGTCATTAAAACTTGCGTTTGAAATTAATGGTATTTTTCATTATGAACCTATATACGGGGAAAAAACGTTAAATCAAATTCAAGAACGAGATAATAATAAATTTCAACATTGCATAGAAAAAAATATAAGCTTATGTATTCTTGACGCTGATCGAGCAATATGTTCTCCGAAAAATTGCGCAACTTATTTGAATATCATTACCGACATTATAGAAACAAAAAGGGGTTATCGCACCACCGACAACCCCATAGAACACAAACACCTATCTTAATATTTTATTGAGTGCGCCGAATTTCGCATTTTAAAGCGATGTAATCAACTAACTCTTCCGAGCAATGAGTTATACTCGAAAACAAAATGCCGCGTTCACAGATGATCTTTTCCACGTTAAACAGCGTATTTTCGTCCTCGCTGATGATCTGGATCACGTTTGGGACTGGAACGGGGCATTTTTTGAATCCCTGCGGCGTTAAAACTTTCTTTTTATTGGTGAGCTGGAACACCAGCTGTCCACCCAGTCCGTCCAGCCATCCCCAGATGTCATCGAGGGAATCCAGCTTGACAAAATCCAGCTGCTTTTTGCTGGTTGCCAGTTCGAGGCGTGTATAGGTTATGAGGATCATACTTGTTATATTAGTGGCAGCCATGACGACGGCGGCATACCATACGTTAATTTTTCATCCTGTTTGCCCAGCAGTTTCCATCCAGCCGCCAGCTTTTCAGCGGTCTGTTTGCTGGCTTCATTGCGCCCGTCCGTGCGGTACTCGTCACTGGCGATGTATTCAAGCCAGCTCAGGATGAGCTTGGTAAAACTTTGCTGAAGGGTTCGGTGCTCATTTGCCATGAGGCGAGTGAACAGCTCTGGACTGTGCCCGTAATTGTTTACAAAATCACTGGCTGCTATCACCGCCTTTTTGGTACGTTCAATTTCCTCTGGTGAGTAATCGTCGATGTTAAATTCTTTTTTCATGGGTGTTTGTGTTTGAATCAGGTGCAAAGGTACGAAGTATTTTGCGACTTTACAAATTTATTTTTTAACCACCCCAGAGGTAGCAACGATGGGGTTATCAATAAATTCCCCGATTTTATTGCCCAGCATAATTAGCTGGACTGCCATCAGGTTGCCATCCAAGTTTTCATCCGCCAGCATTATGATCTGTTGGCAGGTTAATTTTAACTTATCAAAGTTTTCTGGGGTAAATGGTTGCTCTGTCATTGGTTTATTTTTTTGCGTCTTCAATCTGCTGTTGCTGGTATTTCCTGATGCGGGCTGCCAGTTTCAATCTTTTTATTTTCATCAGGTTGATTGAGGTCGCCAGTTTTAATTTTTTCAGCCTTTTTGATTTAATCGCGGAATGGGTTACAAAGTCTTCTGCCGACAAGACCAGAAAGAGAAAAATTGTACTGCCTACAATTATTTTGATTAATTTCTTTAACATATGGCTTATAATTTTGAAACGATTAATTCCAGTAATTCAGCGTCCTGCATTTCATTTTGATCTTCTGACCAGTTTAACGTCATGTCGTTTTCAACGGCTTGAGCCTGAGCGCCAGCCACGTTATCCGCTTCAACGGTTACGGTATATACCGCCGTGGTGATTTCTTTTACTACTTTGGTGATCTTGTACGAGTTCATTGGTGTTTGTTTTTAAATGTTCAATGCAAAGGTACGAACTATTTTGCGACTTTCCAAATTTATTTTAATCAGTGTTAAGTTTAAGTAAATCAGATTTGCGAAATTTTTTGCGCTTGTATGCGTTTTTCGGGGTTTCCGCCTTGTTCGGCGGAAGGTGTATCTTGCCCTCGGCTTTCAGGATTTCCCTGTGGATGGACTTGTGCATGTTCACCCAGCGTTTATCTTTTTTGCAGAGCTTTCCCAATTCATTGATGAACGTTGCGGGCTTGGTTGTTCCAATGTTGAATAGGTTAATGATGACGCCTGTGGCATGAGGCTTTCTTTTCTGTATCTTTTTCATAATTCGGGATTTGCTTGGTTTGCGGGCGTCTTTGAAAAAATTTGATCCATCCAATCCTGTGAGCCGATTTTCTTGGATGCCATTGCGACGGGCATTTTATCGTTGCCATTAAACAGGTCAGTCTGCCAGTTGTCAACATAGGGAACCCACTCGACGGTGACGTTGGCTTTGCCTACCTTGACAATAACATATAGAGCATAACCGTCGCCCTCACGGAAGGACAGCACGCGCCCCAATAAGGTGGGGATGGTTTTGGCAAGAGCTTTCAGCTCGTCCATTATCCTATCCATTTTATCATACTTGGCTTTGGACTTCGACCAATCATGGTCGTTCTTGTAATCAATTTCAGTATGAGCCGTTTCCAACAGCTCCCTGATTTTTGTTTTAATTTGTTCCATTGGTGTAAGATGTTTGTGAATGTTCAGGCAAAGGTACGAACTATTTTATAACTTTCCTACTCTTTCGTAAAATATTTCAGGTGATAGCTGTCCCTTCCTGCTGTTATGCTTCTCGCACATTGGGAACTTATTTGCCAGATGATCGCCGCCTCCGTTCACTTTTGCCACGTGGTGATCCACGGTCATCAGCTTGAAGTCGGCGGTGTATAGGTCGTAATGCAGTCCTCTGGTTGTTTCTTGCCCTTCGGCGGTGACGGCGATGAATGCGCCCTCGCACGGACAATCAGGAACCACACAGCGTACACCCTTGAATGCAAACACTTCCAGCCTGTGATGTCGCTGCGCATGGTCGCTGTTCAGGTAGTCTAATGGCATTACCTGAATAACCCTGCGCCCAGTGAGCTTATCTGGTATCTGAACCAGCTCACCTTTGATCTTCATCATCATACTTTATCTTTTTAAGACTTCTTTCTTGGACGACCAATCTTTTTCCAGCACCAGTTTCCAGCCTTGCCCAAACCATTGCTTGAACACTGTTTTGCCACGCTCAACAATTTCTTCCACCGTATCAAACCTATCGGTGGTACTACCGTCACGGTAATACTCCCACATTTCAGGGTCGGCATCAATCATTGCTTGGGTTACAGGGCGGGTAATTTCAATCTTAATATTTTGTAGATATTTTGGCACGCCATGCCCGAAAGATGAATAAGTATTTTTTTCTCCTTCACATACAAAATAAACCCCATGAGCCTGAAGATGTCCGTAGAAATGAACAGCACCAGCAGATATACCACGCCACGAGCTAATTTGTAATGTAATAGTTTTTAGATATTTTTTATCCCTTCCGCCGTATTCACGGGTAGAAACCCATAGTTTGCCGTCACCTCTGTCCTCATGTACGCCACAGCCAATATTGACTGGAATTTTGGCTGCCAATTCAACATCCTTGCATTCGAGCAGTCCGCCGTCGGCAGTCCATTGTTCCCATTTTTCGGTGTTCAGGTATTCGTCCATGTCAGTTTATATTCCAGTCAGTTCAACCGTAATACTGGTTTTAATACCTTCCTGATGGAAAGGATTTGGAATGACAATCGGTTTATCATCATCAAAAGCCTGATCAAGGTACGAGGCATCAATGGCGAACATCCCGCCGTTTTCATGCTTAAATACGTCAAGCTCAACTTCTCCCCCACTGTCGGGGTCAGTCACCGTAATTTCTGTAACAAATTTAGCTGTGGTTTTCATATTGGGTTATGTTAAAGTTTCAACAAAGGTACGAACTATTTTATAACTTTCCTAATTTATTTATCAATGGAATTATACCACTCGATGAACTCGGCAACCACCCTGAATGCGTCCTCAATGACAGCAAGAGGTACGGTGTCCAGTATGCTGGTGTAATAATCGGACATGAATAAATCATCCTCAGTCTCGACCGAAGCGTTATCAATGCACAGCTCGACGATCTTACGGACGACGGGCATCAGCCAATCCCATGAAATATCAAATTTGAGATTTATCCTACGCAGTTCTCCATGAAAACTGAACGGGAGATTTATAATCTCTGGCTTGTTGTGGTGATCCCACGCCAACCCATTATTGCAAGGTTCAAGGGTGTAACCAAGAAACTTAGCGATCATTTCATTTTTGGCATTCAATACTTCAGGTTTCATAATTTTTATGTTTGAACAGCAAAGGTACGAACTATTTTATAACTTTCCTAATTTCCAGACAAAAAAAAATCGGAGCTGTTATAACTCCGATCTGTGGTGCCGCGAACAGGATTCTAACCTATACGACCGCCTGTAGCGATCATCAGCCCATATCTCAGAACTGACGTGTCTAACCGTACTCTTGCCCGCCTTTATTTTATATTACGCGGACGGATACACTTTCCACCATCGCGGCGAATTAGATTCATCAGGGGGCAGCAACAGGTCTGGTGTCCCGTTTACCGTGGCTCTAAGGTGATCAAACCTCTCATTTCCCCACGGCAGCTCCGCACACGTTTCAGTACTACCTTGTGCAGCCGAAGCCCATCCAAGGGCAAGCCCCCATCAGAATCCAATGCAAAGATAAGAACTATTTTTAGATTTTCAAAGATTTTTTGAAAATTATTCCGTCACTTGTTCTTCGGTAAAGGTACGAACTATTTTGCGACTTTCCTAATTTATATGGCATAGCTATTTGCCATTTGCCATAGCCCAGTGTTTAACTTAATGTCCAGCCCGATGTTTTCTACTTTTCTTACTTTCTTCGAAACATTATCGGTCAAACCAATGCGGCTCCATTTTCCTTTAATCAACTTTTCCTGTATGCGGTTGTAAACTGCCCAGACGGCGTTGCCCTCGTCTTCAGGACGATAAGGGGTCAGGAACGCTGGAACGTCAACGGCATGTGCAATCTGACTTATGTTAATGGTTTTGTTTGTCCTGACATATTCTGGGAAGCGTAGCGCGAGCGCTCTGAATGCAAAGTCTTCCTGCTGCTCCTTGGTCATCATAACCAGCTTCAACCGTTCAACGGCGCTCATCAAGTTGGGAATGTTCAATACAGTGGAATTGACCAGCTCCCTGATTCCCTCGAACTCATAATAAATGTGGCGAATCCTGAACTCCTCAAATCGGCTGTCCAGTACGCATAATCCATTACTACAAACCTGACGGAATAATCCAAGGAAGAACACAAATGCGCTGCTCCTGTCATGACTGTTGGTTGTAATTAGCTCTGGTACCAGACCGTTGGTCATCGGAAACTCATCCGACCTAAATATTATACGGTGTTTTGCGGTAAGAGGGCTTTTGCGCGATTTTGGCTGGTTAGCTCTCGCTTCGTGCCATCCTAACGAGTTAAGGTCTTCAATAAGCCTCGTTGTTGGAATGAAGACATACCTCTTCGAAACTTCTTCTACTGGATGTTCACAAAATGCGGCTGGTGCCGCAATTTTCATATCTTCTAACGTCATCATAGCTTTAACTTTTAATTGTGAATACTACTGACAGATGAGTGGTGTATAATTTGCCACGGGCAGCACGGCGTCCTCGTCTGGTTCGTCCAGATCAACGGAAACCACTTCGTTCGTGTCTTCATCTTGGACATAAAACTGCTGCGCGATATTATCAGCGTCGCGCATTATTGTTACTGCGTCCTTGGCTGCCTCCAATGGGCTGTTAGCGTTTACTTGGATTTCCCACGCTATTTTATATGTTTTCATATTGGTTTATGTTTTAAAGTTCAATACAAAGGTACGAACTTTTTTGCGATCTGCCAAATATTTTATGATTTATTTTCGACAGATCGCAAAAGAGTACGGTTTTATTCCTTAAAATTTGGTTTGATCTCTTTGAAATCAATAGCGGGCATAAAAGGCTCCGCCGAAATCACGTCGCCGACCCATGTGCCACGGTACTTATTTTCGCCGTGGTAACTGCCGCCACTACCGAAGCTGTCACAGGTGAGCAGGGAAAGCGGATGTAACTCCCATCCAAAATTTTTCTTATCCTTCGGGCATTTTGTTAGATCAACAAACTCTTTTTTGGTATGGTTTACTATGAACCGTAAGAGCTTGACGTCTTCCTGAGTTGGTTCCGCTGGTCTGATTACTTGAAACCCAAACGACGGAATTTTGCCGTTCTTACCCATTTTTGTAACCAAATTATAAAGATTTGGTATGCGATTTTCAGGATATTTAAGCGCATATTCAGGCTCGGTTTTATCGTACCATTTAGAATAAGCGGCTTTAACCTTTGCAGGAATAAGCTCGTCCTGCTTCTGCTCGGAGTAGTCGCCAGCCCAGACAAGACGGGTTTTATGCCACGCCCCGCCAGCCGAGAGTAACATCATTACCACGTTAAGGTAAGAGTTTGTTAAAAAACTATGCTCCATTAATTTAGCCCCGTTGTCGTAATCGTAAGGGCTTACTGCCTGTTTGCGGTTTATACTTACCGCCCTGTAATACTGTCCCATTGGTTTATGTTTTTAAATGTTAATGCAAAGGTACGAACTATTTTACGACTTTGCAAGCTTCCGTGTAACTATTTTTCTGATGTCGTGGCGGTCAACCTTTTCCACTGGCACGGCTGCCTGTATCATTTTAATGGCTTCAATACAGTCGGCGCGCTTAATATTCTTATCGCCCTTGTTATGCTTGATATGGTTGTAAATGTGTTCAGTTTCACAGCTGGAGGGCAAATTTGTGTTCCAGTCGGTTTCCTTCGCAAATCCAATACCAATCAGGGTGAACTTGGGGAAGCCCACAATTGCCTGACCCTTTTTGTTGAGCCTCACACGATACTGCCAAAAGTCCTCACCAATGGCGGGGGTCACCATAATTCTGCCGCCAGCTATAACACCAAGGGCGTGATCGGAGGGATAAAAATTCTTGTTTAATTCGAGAACCAGTTTCATAGTTTTACGGTTTTAATGGTTTAATTGTTTTGAACTACAAAGATACGAACTATTTTTCGATTTACAAAATATCTTTCAAGTTTATTCCTAATCTTTTTTCAATGATCGGAATATATTTGTCACGATTGAACGCGTCATACCACTCGCCCTTTTCTTTTACCATTGCTATCATAGGGTGCGCACGCCTGAACACCTGCGTGTATTCATAATTGGTTATCGGAAGATACCCGCGGGCGTCAATCGGCGCGGTCTGCATTGTTGCTGGGTCGTCATAATAAATCCCAGCATGTGAACAAGCGGTAGGGTAGCTGTCCTTGTCCGAGGAAAGAAACCGCGAATTGCGGCGAAAGAATACTTCGCTTCCTGCCTTATAACACAGTACAAACCGCACCCGCGGGTTATGTGTGTACTTCTTCAACCAGCGATACATCGCAATGGCAGATACCCCGCAGCCACCATTATGCAAGTTGGGTATTCTCGCAAGAAACTTGCGCACATCGTCCAGCGTTTTTATTTCCTGTGCTTTCATAATTTTAATGTTATGCTGCAAAGGTACAAACTTTTTTATGACTGTGCAAGCATTCCATAAAAAAAAACGTGTTCAACTCAATCATAGTATTATACTTTTGGTAAACACGATGATATTTATAATAAAACAGGGTATGATAATTAAATTCACAGAGGAAGAATATAATAACACGCGGGCAACACATAAACTGCAATGCGAGTGCGAAGAATGCCATAAAGATTTTTATATTGAAAAACGGCATATAGCCAGAGCACGAACAAACGACCCTAAATACAAAAATAGCGGTAGATTCTGTTCTAATAACTGTAAGAACAAACACCGTAAAATAGTTGTTGAATTAATTTGTCATCAATGCGGCAAGTCATTTTATAAAGAGCCACATAAAATACAGAAAAATAACCATAATTTTTGTTCAGGGAATTGCTGGAAGGAATATAAAATTTCTCGTCGAGTGTCTATTACATGTCCAATTTGCGGAAACAGCATTTTAAGAAAAAAATCTGAAGTAACAAGAAATAATAAACACTATTGCAGTCAGCAGTGTTATGATATAGATAAATTTAAACAAATAAATACTACATGTACTACCTGTGGAAAAATTTTACAACGAAAACCATGTAGAATAAAAACAGGATTACAGTTTTGTTCATTAAAATGTTTTCATCAACATTTACGTAAAGATGAAATAAACTTAGTGTGTTACTTTTGTGGCAAGCCAATAACTAAAAGAGAATGTGATCTTAAAGGTAAAGCACATAGTTTTTGCTCAATATCGTGCAGCGCGAAATATAATGCTGCGCATAAAACGTGGGGGTGCGGAAGGTCAAAATTAGAAAAATGGCTGGAACCACAACTAAAAGACTTTTACCCTGAATTAGAAATTCATTTTAATAGAAACGATACAATCAATTCTGAATTAGATATTTATATTCCTTCAATGAAATTAGCTTTTGAGCTAAATGGTATATTTCATTATGAACCTATTTATGGACAGGAACTTTTAGATAAAATACAAAATAATGATCAACGAAAATTTCAAGCGTGTTTAGAACGCGGCATCGAATTATGTACGATTGACAACAATTCGATGCGCACGTTTAATGAAAATAAAGCGTTGATATTCTTGGGGGTAATAACAGATATTATCGACCTCAAATTAGACATTAAACCCGAGGCTTCTGAGGTAATCGGCGTTTAACAATACTTCACCACGATCTTTATTCAGGTCGCGTTTAATGGTAGCAATGTTCGACTGGATTATTCTGCGGGCGGCAACCGCGTCAATGGCTATCATTTTCTCAAAGGTCATTCCGCGGGGCTTCAATGCACGATACGTATAACTTTTGGCTTTTGGCACGCCCCACGCGTAGCCTTTCTTCCACTTGGTCATATTTTTTTTCATCTGCAACTGCTCGTACATCAGGTCTTCAATGTATGAGTTCAAATCCATTTTCCACGTGCGTTTACCGCCAAAATCTTTAGGGGGCAGTGCGGCAGCCCACGCAAAAGCCGCGTCGCATAACAACGCTTCCTTGCTGACCTGCGCGTGGTAAAATTGCAGTTCCGTTTCGCCGCCCTTGCCGTCGTTCCTTGCGGAGCCCACGTGCGTGCCATTAATGTATACCTCGGCGCTGAATGCAGTTGTTTCCTCACTCATTCGCGGGTACACTTGGAGTTTTTTCAATTCGATTTTCATACGACGTTTGTTTTTAAAGTTCAATGCAAAGGTACGAACTATTTTATGACTTTCTTAATTTATCTTTTTGTTTCGCCTTTCCCACGGCGTTATTGTCCAGCAGACAGAAATTCACATCAGGCATACGGGCGTAGTCGTCATTGAAATCAATCGGCATTCCAGCAGCTTCTTCCACCGACTTTACCACCTTGGTATATTTCAGGTTGTAGCATTCAATCAGGGCGTCATGCTTGCCCCCGTAGCTGGCTGTCAGTATCAAGTTGCTGGGAATATCGCCCAGCCTGTTCACCCAGTAGGTTATACTCTTGGTGAACGCCCAGAACTTCACATCAGGATGCTTGCGGGCGTAATCAAGCCATACGTCAAAGTAATGCTGGCTGAAAAAATCGCCTGACATATGAATACGGACGTGCTTTGCGTCGGCTGGTAGTTCAGGAATATTAGCCATTTTAGCCGCTTCATAATTGTGCCAGCGGTGCTCTCGCACGGCGGGAAAACGTTCAGCCGAAGCCGCATAACATTTAAACGCCCCGCGGGCAATGCTGAACTTACCGCTTACACGGTCGACGCTTACCTTGCATTCAAGGGCAAAGGGACAGGTTACCCCCGTCGGTAGGTTCCATTCGTAAACGATTCCTGTGTAATATTTTTTGTTCTTTATGAATTTCATACGAGTAGGTTTTAAACTTTCAACAAAGGTACGAACTATTTTACGACTTTCCTAATTTTAATTAACAAGCCACCTCGATGGGTGTTATCTGACGTGCAATAATTCCTAATGAATATACAGGCATAGGGGTTTCAAGCTTCTTAATGATGGTCACGGGATATCCGAACTTCCAGCCGTTAAAATCAAAGGCGCTTCCTTTCTGTATGCAGTGCCTGTGAGTGTCAGCCCTGAACTCTTCCAGCGTGCGGTATTCAATCGGCTCGCCCAGTTGAATAATACCAACGACTTGGGCTTTTCCCACCCCCGTACGTATCAGCCCCATAGGCTTGTTAATGTACGGTTTGAGGCTGTTGGTGTTGCGGGTCTCGATGGTTTTTTTGACGGAGAGAAGAAAATGCGTCCAGCGTTCCTTCGAATCGTTTACGTTTATTCCCATTGTGATTATCATACTGTGGTAATTTAACGCAAAGATACGAACTATTTTTCGACTTTACAAGTTAAATCTGCGTAATAACCCACGTCACCTCGTGGAAGTTCGTCCGCTCCTCCATCAGGTAATCCCCCTCAAGCTGCGACAGCAGCTGGGCAATAACCGTGCGGTCACCGTGCTCATCCACATGACGCTCAATACGATCAAACCAGTCGGGCTCCGTTTGCCAATCATAAGGCATAATATCGAGCTCTGGATCAACAGGGTACACCACGTTGAATGCAGCCTTGCGCTTCCTGACCACATCAGGGTCTGAATGGTTCATAATGAACTCATACGCGCCCTCGCGCGTTTCAATCAATTTGGCTGTCCGTAACATGCTATAAGTTTTTTGAAATGATTTTTTTCAGGTGCGCATAGACCTGCTGATCCATGATGGCGGATGAAGGCATTATCCACCGATCGTCCGCAACCTGCTTGAGGCGGCTGTACAGGTGCGTGCCCAAATGATTGAATCCAGCCTCGTTGGCAATGGCGCGAACCATTTTCTTGTTCAGCGTGATTTCCCCGCGCCCGAGCAATGATTCAAACGCGAAATCATGCATCAGCGTGGCGGGCAACTTCTTCCTGAATCCAAGATTGATCAGGGTGTTGCCCAGATCATTGGTCTTGAACCAACGCGTCCATGTCCCAAGGGCTGCCCCGCGCCTCACCCTGTATTCAGTGACGGTGTTGTGCTTCCCATTGGTGTCCCGCTCCAGATGTACGGGCGTCGGGATGTATTCAAACT